TCAACGATACTATGGTTGGTAGACTGGCGAATCCGCCAAGGACTCGCATTCCGGGCTATGACGCCAATATCCTGTTGCCTGACTTGATGGAAGGACCGGCAGTGGGTGGCGGCACAGAACCGCCGGGAGTTCCGTACTTCACCTCATCTACAAACCCGCCGCTGGCCGCTGACGCACCTTCTATGGAGGATATTAAAGCTGCCCGTGATGCAAGAAACGCAGTGCCCCTCACGGTAGCCGAGGTCATTGCAACGGAGCCGGTAGCTGGCAGTGTTCTCGTAAATCCCGGTGAAGCAACTATTCCGGTGCCAGAAACAGAAAATGAGCGGATCATGCGTGAGCGTCAAGAGAAGTTTGATGCGATGTTGCGTCGTCGTCAGGAAGAACACGAAGCGTTTATGGACAGGATAGACAAGAAGCTGGATCCTGTTTTGGAAAAAGGGGATACCATTCTTACACCGGGGGTAAGAGCCGGAGCTACCGAGCCTTTAGCTTCAGACCTATTAAGTCCAGAGAACGTACGCGAAGTTTTTCGGATGCCGGGGTCTTCATACTACGAAGATCGTCCCTATCCGGCTGATATAATTCCTCCGGCCCTTTTGATGAGTCGATAGGTCTATAATGGACGTTGTAGATTTTGTTCACGCTTATCGAAAAGCCTTGAACAATCGTATGGATGAGATTACACGTGTTCTATCAACCGGTGGAGCCAAGGATATAGAGGCTTACCGCTCAATGTGTGGCGAGGTACAGGGGATTAGCCAGGCATTGTATGAGTTTGACGCCCTGCTAAAGAAAGCAAACTATGACGACGCTTCTAGTACCTGATCACGTCCTCCGGCAACAGCAAGCCAAGAAAAAAGCTGAAGAAGAAGCCTCCAAGAAACCAGCGACAGAGCGAGTCCCGCAGCCTACCGGCTGGCGGATTCTTGTCATGCCCTATCAGGGCAAGTCGCAGACGGAAGGTGGCGTGTACGTACCTGATCAAGCCAAAGACCGAGAGGCACGGGCCACTGTGGTGGCGTATGTAGTCAAGCTCGGACCTCTTGCTTACCAGGATCCGGACAAGTTTGGGCCGGGTTCTGAGCCGTGGTGCAAAGAGGGTGACTGGGTTTGTATCGGTCGCTACGCAGGGTCACGTTTTCAGATCGAAGGCGGAGAAGTCCGCATAATCAATGACGATGAAGTCATTGCAACAATCGTCGATCCAGACGATATCAAGACATACGGAGCATAGTATGCAAAACAACGTCGCCGAAAAGGAAGAGACGCAAGAAGTAGAGGTTGTCGAGACCGAGGCACCTGAAAATGTTTCACGTGAAACATCCGAAGAGCAGGTAGAGACGGCCCCTGAAGAGCAAGAGCAGGTAAAATCTGACGATGATGAGTTAGAACAATACTCAGAGTCTGTAAAACGGCGTATTTCAAAGATCACGAGCAAGTATCGTGAGGAAGAACGTCAAAGACAGGCTGCTATTGAGTACGCCGAGGCGGTAAAGAAGCAGAATGAAGAGCTTCGCGCACGTCTGGACAAGGTAGATCAGGCGTATGTCGGTGAATTTGGCAGCAGACTTGAGTCTGACGCCGCCGCTGCCAAGGAAGCGTACAAAAAAGCATACGATGAAGGCGATGCAGACGCTATGTTTGCAGCGCAAGAGCGGATTAGTCAGATCGCGCTTGATAAAGCGCGGCATCAAGAGGCAAATCGGCGCGCAGAAGAGCGAAAAGCTCGTCCAGAGCCGGATCAAGAGCCGGTTCAACAGCCAACACAGCAGTCTGCACCCCCTCCAGACCCCAAAGCCGAGGCTTGGGCTGAGAAAAACGAGTGGTTTGGCAACGATCAGACCATGACATACGCAGCTTTTGGCATTCATAGACAGCTTGTGGAGGAGGATGGGTTTGACCCGACCTCTGATGACTACTATAGTGAGTTAGATAAGAGAGTTCGCGATGCGTTTCCGCAGAGGTTTGCAGAAACAAAACGTGATACTGGACCCAGAGTCGCTTCTGCTGAGTCCACGGCGTCAAAAGCGCCGGCTAACAAGGGGCGCAGGACGGTCAAACTGACACCTTCGCAGATTGCGATTGCGAAACGGTTGAATGTTCCGCTTGAAGAATACGCGAAGTACGTGAAGGAGTAAGACATGGCCGATAGAAAGTCACGCGAAGCTACAAGTCGCGCAAAGACCCAAAGGCGTAAGCCTTGGGCACCCCCATCAAAGCTGGAAGCTCCCGAGGCTCCGGCTGGGTTTCAGCATCGTTGGGTCAGAACTGCTCTTCGGGGTGAGGACGACAAGACGAATGTGCACGCCAAGATGCGTGAGGGCTGGGAGCCAGTCAGAGCGGATGAATATCCTGATCTTGCGGAGAACTATCCGGTCATTGAAGAGGGGAAGAATGCAGGTGTTATCGGTGTTGGCGGCTTGATGCTGTGCCGGATACCTGAAGAAACGGTCGAGGAAAGAACTGAATACTACCGGGACCAGACCCGCAACCAGATGAAAGCCGTTGATGAAAACCTTATGAGGGAACAGCATCCCTCAATGCCTATACATAGTGATAGGCAAAGTCGTGTAACTTTCGGAGGCAAGCCTTCCGAATAACTAATGAGGTGTACAAATGGCAAACACTAATGTTGCCTTCGGCTTGAAGCCGATAAATACCTTTGGTAGCTCACCAGCTACTCAAGGTACGAATGCATACTTCATAGCTAGCGATGCAAGCGCGATTTTCCAAGGTTCTCTGGTTAAAGCGGAGCTTACCGGCGGAACAATCCAAATCACCAGTGCTACCGGCGACACGGTTCAGCATGTAGGTGTGTTTGCTGGTTGTGAATATGTAGATGCTACCACAGGCAAGAAAAAGTTTTCGAACACTTGGCCTGGCTCTGGAAGTGCAAACACCAACTTTGATATCCTCGGATTTGTGTACGACAATCCAATGCAAAGATTTATCGTTGCATCAGATGGAACAAACACAGACCGTGCGACTGCAAAGGCCGATATCTTTAAGACAGCAGAACTTGAAGATGGTGCTTCCGGCAACACCACCACGGGTATCTCAACGACAAAGATAGATATCTCAACAGCAGAAGATACGGATCCTTCAAATCCTCTGATGATTCTTGGAATTCATGAGGATGTGGACAACTCCGACCACTCCGCTGCTGGTGTGTCTTACATCGTTAAGATCAACAACCACGCGTTGCTCGGTGCTGATGCCGATGCGGCGATTTCCTAAAGGAGGGTAAGTCATGGCTATTAGTCGCGCACAACTCGCGAAAGAGCTTGAGCCTGGTCTTAACGCTCTTTTCGGCATGGAATACAATCGCTACGAAGGTCAGCATGCAGAGATCTATGACACAGAGGCATCAGATCGAGCCTTTGAGGAAGAGGTCATGCTGTCGGGTTTCGGCGCCGCCCCTGTTAAGCAGGAAGGTTCCGGTATCACATTTGACGATGCTCAAGAGGCGTATACCGCAAGGTATAACCACGAGACCATCGCAATGGGATTCTCTATCACCGAAGAAGCGGTGGAAGACAACCTCTACGACCGTCTAGCATCCCGCTATACTCGTGCACTTGCACGTTCTATGGCACACACCAAGCAAGTTAAGGCCGCTTCGGTTCTTAACAATGCGTTCACGGCAGGCGCTTCTGCTGGTGGTGATGGCAAGGCACTTTGTGCTACTGACCACCCACTGACCAGTGGTGGCACGTTTGCCAACGAGCCTTCGACAGCAGCCGATCTGAATGAAACTTCCTTGGAAGATTTCCTGATCAGCATCGCAGGGTTCGTTGACGAGCGAGGCATGATCATTGCTCTTCGCGGTATGAAGCTCATCATTCCGCGTCAGCTTCAGTTCATCGCCGAGCGTCTGTTGGTATCGAATCTTCGTGTCGGCAGCGCCGATAACGATATCAACGCGGTCAAGAGCATGGGCATGCTGCCGGAGGGTTATGTGGTCAATGACTTCCTAACCGATACGGATGCGTTCTTCATCAAGACGGACGCCCCGAACGGCTTCAAGCACTTCGAAAGGCTTGCCCTAGCAACCAACATGGACCCGGATTTCGACACCGGTAACATGCGGTTCAAGGCTCGTGAGCGTTACTCCTTTGGCTTCTCCGATCCACGTTGTGTGTTCGGTTCGCCAGGAGCGTAAGGTTCCTCCCAACCAAACTCGCACAGGTTTGGTTACTCAGGGGCTGCAATTGCAGCCCCTGTTTTTTTGAGTTACTATAATCTAGTACCTGACAGACCTATTGGAGGTCTGACACTTGCCACGACAGGAGTACAACATGGCAAAGACAACCTTTTCGGGTCCGGTCCGGTCCCAGCGCGGATTCACCGCACAGGGTGCTAATGCGATGGTTAACATCACCGCAGAAACCACTCTTACTTATGACGATCACGTTGGACGCATCATCAAGGTAAATGATGCAGACGGCC